TAAAATTTCTCATTCATGTCCAAACACAAGCGGTTAGCGGATATTGACCCTTCGGTCGAACTCGCTGTAAAGGTGCGTTGAGTCTTTTTCTCGACTGGTCGCAGCTCCCGCTTAAGAGAAGCAGTCCATAATGAAATGAACGGGTCTTCTGTACCCAGTTTTGTCCAATACGTATCAATAACGCGTTCGAACTCTGCTGAATCCATAAACTCCCCCTTATTCTTAAAGAACCGGCTCCACGGATAACCCGCGGAAGTTTGCCGGTCTGCTTCCCGCATACACTTAAACAATGGAAGAACAACAGAATCTGCCAAATACGGCGAGAAATGTCGTTCCGTCCAGTCTCCAGCTACTGTCCAAAGGCTATCATCCAAAACAGGTTGACCGCGATTGTACTTAGCAATAGAAACCGTCATCGCTTCAGTGTGCGGGTTGCACATTCGGTACTTTTCTTCAAAGGTAATGTTCGCCTCTCGGAGAGCCTCACTCACGTAAGGATCCGTCAAGCGTCTATCTTTGTAGGGGACATATCGGTCCACTCGCCCCAAAAACATCATATTCGGCCCGAAATTAATCGGATCGTGTTTGTTGTTCAGAGGCAGGCCGGCTCCAGCATAGTAATCACCAAGAAGGGTGTTCCAATACTGGCCGCAGATGCGCTCCAAGTCCACTCTTGAGGACTCGGAAACGCCTGCAGAGGCCTCCTTTAGTTTGACAGCGCGCCCAACAGCGCGCTGCTCACCGGGATGCAAACATTCACCTTCTCATCGGGAATGGCACCCTGGTGGAATCCCAAAACGACATTATTCGCGGGACTCACTAATGGAGCACTACAGTTTCCAGGGAGAGTAGCACAGTTGTGATACTTATCGAACAAACGTCCATTCGATATAACAGTCTCCGGCATAGATGGGCCATTAAAGGCCGGCATATACACTTCTTCTGGTTGGTCCGAAGGTTTGCGACATTTCGCTAACGGCTGAAGAGCGCCGTACTTAGGGGCCAATTTTAACATCATTAAATCGTGTTCAACTTTTATAGCTTCGCCAGTCTTGAATTCTTCACGCGCGCCGTTATTAAATATAACAGTAAACGTTTGCGCGCGTTTGGAATCATCTTTACAGATGTCCCCTTGAGGAGGAAACAAAACATGTTCGACGAACACACAGCCAGGAGCGCCATTAGCGCGCTGGACAAATGTGCAATTGACAAAAGCGGCACTACTGCCGTGCACAACTTCTATCTTACCAATAAACTTGGGTACAATAAATTGTGACTTGCCAAAAAGCATTTCGAGTTGCACGGATTCCATATACTGTTTTGCAGCTCTCGCATCATAGTTAGCAGTATTCTGGATAATTCCGGACTGTGCAGTCATCTTGACCAACACAGATTGTTTTTCTGGGAACTTCACCTTCGCTTTCTGGGCAGGTGAGGCTTTCGC